ATTGCCATTGTTCAAGTAATTGTAATTGTCCTCCTAATTGTCCTGGAAATTGTTATTTAAATAGAGATTTGAAAGGTGGATCTGGTTGTGGTTCTTGTGGATGTCCAATAGCACCTTTATCTTGGAAACAAATGAATCAATTTGGGGGAAATATTGATTATGATAAATCACAATATCCTCCTATTTTAGGTACTGGTCAAAATGGCGGAAATTGTTCAGTATGTAGTCAAATTCCTGTTGTCTCTCCTACACAAAGTGGAGGTAATTTTTATAAAACTGGATCCTCTATTCCTGGACCTTTTGTAGGCCAAGCTTGGGGAACCAAGGTAAATCAATGGCCAGGTATGGATGGTATAGGTGCCAATAGAAATTATTTATCAACAATAGGAAACGTTATTAATAATGATCCAGCATTACAAATGTTACCATCTGATGCTGATGCTGGGTATAAAAATATTAATAGTATGGTAGGAGGTTATGAATATGAAACAAAAAAAAAAGATGATAATAAAAAAAAGAAATTGAAACGAAGAACTAATAGTAACTCAAGGAGTAATTCAAACACAAGGAGTAATTCAAACACAAGCTCATCTACTAATTCTTTAAAAAATAGCTCTTTAGGAGGTAGTTTAATACCTCAAGATTTATTAAATTTAGGAAGTGATATATCTTATAATGTTAAATCAGCATACAATGCGTTAAATGGTTACGGAGCTCCAGTAAATCCATTACCATATAAAGATCAATTGATAAGATAATTGATTAAATTAATTTATATAAAATAATTAATTTTTTTCTGAATATATTTCATAACAATGGCTTTTCCAACCAAATTAAGTCAATTATGTACTCCAGCATATGTATATTTTATTATTTCTGTTTTAGCAATTGTTATTGCTGCTATTCAGAATATGGGAAACAAAAAGAAATATACTTTAGGCAGTTATTCTTGTAATGTTCCTAGTTGTTTAGCAGTTTTTATTGTCAAGATTATATACATTCTATTCTGGACATGGATTTTAAATTTAATATGTAAGGATGGTCATAATGGAATTGCTTGGTTTTTAGTATTATTACCATTTATTCTTTTATTTGTTATCGTTGGCTTAGCAATGATGTATCAAAAAAATAACAAAAAGAATAAAAAATAAATATTCTACTAAAAATTTACTAATATTTTATATAATATTATATAAAATATGAGCAAAATTCAAAGTATTATTTATTTAATTTTATTTATTATTATATTATTTTCAATGAATCAAATATTTTACCAAGAAATAAAAAATCGTTTACATGAAAGTTTTACTAATATATCTACATCTGGTAGAACAGTATTAGGTAAAAAATTAGATTATACAACTCCAACTAAAATTAATACAATGAATGGAAATATGGTTTATCAAAATAATTTAAAAGCTGGCTTTTTAGGGGTTGGACCACCAAAAAATTATATAAAAAATTCCGATGAACATCCATTATATTATGGTTTTCCTTCTTTATCTTAATCTTCAATATTTTTATCCAAATATTACATATTTAGAAGCATACATACCAAATAAAATTAAAAACATACCTGTATAATCATCAATTGTTGTTGGTAGTTTTAACCAAAAAGCATTAGACCATAATTGTGCCAAAAAGTCAAAAACATATGAAGATAATGAAATTTGTGCTGCTGATAAAAATAAATTACCAATTCTATTAGCTGGAATTAAAAACATCCATTCAATAGATGCCCAAAACTCAGATGATAATATTTTTGATAATATACCAGCATCTTTTAAAGCAGGCGTGGTTTGTGTGAATAAAGCGAAATCCATTGTTAATCCAATCATTATATTTAGAAATAACCATAATAAAAATGTAAAAATAAAATTCATTATATAAATATACTTTTAAAAAAAAGTATATTTTTGCTATACTTTTTTTAAAAGTATTATTTTGCTATACTTTTTTTAAAAGTATATTTTTAAAACTAATTTTTTGCTATACTTTTTTTAAAAGTATATTTTTGCTATACTTTTTTTAAAAGTATATTTTTAAAACTAATTTTTTGCTATACTTTTTTTAAAAGTATATTTATATAAAATGGATTATTCATATTTTAAAAAATTACCATATTATTTATTGTTTATATCTTTATTTATATTGGCACAGAGTCTTTCTATGTGGGGTCAATTTGTGACGTTACCTTACAAAAATTTGACTATGTGGGAAGCTTATAAAATGGCTATTCCATTTGCTTGGTTAGATTGGATTGTCATGACTTTTACAGTTATGGTTGGAGATAAATATAATTTAGTTACACCTACACAAGATACATTTTTGCTAATTATTATTCAATTTAGTTTAATATTGTTAATAAATAGATTTTATTTAAAACAGAAAGTGAATATAAGTGATATAATTGCTTTTTTTATTATATTATTTGGTTTTTTTGTTAGTTTCTTTCATTTAATCTCCAAGATTTTTGGTATTCCGATCCCAACTCATCCAGGAAATTCCAATCCAGATAAAACTCATGCTACTACAAGAAGTTTACGCTACAATACTTTAGGTGATAATAAAAAAATGGTTGATTATGCTGAAATATCAGAAATAGAAGAAGATGAAAGACTTGAAGAAAATTAGAAAAAATAATATGTCTTTATTATATAAAAAAATGTCAAATATAATAAAGATTAAAAATGGTATAAGATATGATATGAATGGATGGATTTATGTTTCAATAAAAGGCAATCCTTTTGAACGCGGATATGCGTATGGAAAATTAATAAAAAATGATATGAAAAAAGTAAAAGACATATTAAATTTCATAATTTATAATGATTATGGTGTTGAATGGAATTTTTTTGTTGAATGTTGTAGAAAGTATTTTACTCCTAAAATTAAAGAAAATTTTGAAGAATTTTATCAAGAGATGAGTGGATTTGCTAAAGGTTCAGATTGGTCAGTTGATGAAGTTGTAGCTTGGAATAATTATTTTACTTTAACAGAGAGTTTTTGGGCTAATTTACCTGAAGAAGAATCTATAGCAGTAAAAGGAAATGTAAAAACGACAATGGGATCAAAAGAAGGTGGTGCCGGACAACAAGAAAGATGTAGTGCTTTTATTGCTAATGGCGATTGGACTAAAGATGGTAAAATTGTTGTCGCACATAATAATTTTTCAAATTTCGTAGATGGACAATTAGCCAAATATGTTGTAGATTTAAATCCACCCATGGGAAACCGTATTTTAATGATGGGATTTCCTGGATGGATATGGTCCGGTACAGATTTTTTTGTAACAAGTGCTGGAATAATTGGAACAGAAACAACAATTGGTGGTTTTTTTGCTTATCAAAATAATATACCTATTTCATGTAGAATACGTAATGCGATGCAATATGGAAAAACATTAGATGATTATGAAAAAATGTTATTAGATGGGAATTCTGGTGATTATGCAAATTCTTGGTTATTTGGAGACACAAATACTAATGAAATTATGCGTATAGAATTAGGATTGCGTTTCCATAAAACAGAAAGAACAAAAAATGGATACTTTATTGGGTTTAATGCGCCTTATGATCCAAGAATTCGTAATTTAGAATGTATTAATACTGGGTTTGATGATATAAGACGTCATCAAGGCGCAAGACGTGTTAGATTAAAAGAATTAATGGAACAATGGAAAGGACATTTAGATATTGAAATCGCAAAACAAATTATATCAGATCATTATGATGTATATTTAAAAAAAGAAAATCCTTGTTCTAGAACATGTTGTTCTCATTATGAATTAGATGCTAGAGAATATATGTCGGACCCATCTAGACCCAAACCTTTTCAACCACGAGGTGCGTTAGATGGTAATATCTGCGATACTAATATGGCTAAAAACATGTCCTTTTTATTACGATGGGGGAATTCTTGCGGTATTCCATTTATAAAAGATAAATTTTGTGATGAAAACGCAGAATGGGATTATTTAAGACCTTATTTAGAAGATAGACCCATGGAATCTTGGACAGAATTTTCTATAAATAGCATAAAAGGACATAATAGTAAAAGTATTAGAAATAATAGTAAAAAGAAAATGAGAACTATGAAAAGAATAAAAATTAGAATAAAATAAGTATTTATATTCTGAAAATTTAATTTATAATTATAATATAATATTTTTATATTATAATGAGTCAACAAATCATTGATGAAATTAATAAAATTATTGAAAGTTTAACAAATTTAAAAGATCTAGTTATAAATAGAAACAATGACAATAATTTACCAAGTGTAAGTAAATTACCATATACTATTGGTAGATTTACCGTTAGAGAAGCATCACCTGATAGTTCTTCTTATAGAATCAAAGGTAAAAATGGAGGGAAAACTAACAAATTACTTAAATATAATCAAGTAAAAAATAAAAATAAAACAAGATCTACTAGAAAAAGATGATTTTTATAATTTAATAATATAATAATATTGATAATATTATTATAAAAAAATAACATTATATTAATATAATGGACACAATTGCTTGGAATTTAATTGATAAATATTTTAAAGACAATCCATATAATTTAGTAGCACATCATTTAGACTCTTATAATGATTTTTTTAGTAAAGGTATTTTTCAAATTTTTCGTGAAAATAATCCTATTAGATTTGTAGAACGTGAAGAAGAAACTATATCCAAAAAAACGAGTCAAATTTCACCAAGAGAATGTCGTTTATATTTTGGAGGTAAAAATGGAGACAAATTATATTTTGGAAAACCTATTATTTATGATGATTCTTCTTTTGAAGAAGGAAATAAGCCTTATCCTCATTATATGTATCCAAATGATGCTAGATTAAGAAGCATGAATTATGGTGTAACTATACATTATGATATTGATGTTGAATTTTCTCATTATACAAATAGCGGAGAAAAAATTGAAGAAATAAAAACTTTTGAAAAAATATATCTTGGACGATTTCCTATTATGCTTCATTCAAATTTATGTATTTTAAAAGGATTATCTACAGAAGCTCGTTTTAATATGGGAGAATGTCGCAATGATTATGGTGGTTATTTTATTATTGGTGGGAAAGAAAAAGTTATTGTTAGTCAAGAGAAATTTGCTGACAATATGCTTTATGTAAGGAAATATAAAAAGGATGATTTATATAGTTATTCTTGCGAAATTCATTCTGTATCGGAAGATAGTTCCAAACCTATTAGATATACATCCGCCAAAATTATAGCACCTGATGCTACTTATTCTAATAATCAAATTGTTATTGATGTTCCTAATGTAAAAAAACCAATACCATTGTTTATTCTGATGAGAGCTTTAGGTGTTATTTCTGATAAATCAATTATTGAATATTGTTTATTAGATTTAGAAGCTAATTCAAATATGATTGATTTATTTATTCCATCTATTCATGACGCAAATACTATTTTTACTCAACAAATAGCATTAGAATTTATTAGTAAATTCACTAAAAGACAAACAGTTACAGCCGTTCAAGAAATATTAATGGATTACTTTTTACCTCATGTAGGTGAAGATAATTTTTTAAATAAAGCTTATTTTATTGGTTTTATGGTTAATAAATTATTAAGAGTTTTTTCACAAAAAGAGGCTCCTACTGACCGTGATAACTTTAAATTTAAACGTGTTGAAACCTCAGGATCTTTAATTTATGATTTATTTCGTGAATATTATTTAATACAAAATCGTAATGTTTTCCTAAAAATTGATAAAGAATTTTATTACCATCCTGGTAAATATAGAACTAATTTTGTTAGTTTAATTGAGGATAATTTGAAAGAATTGTTTAAAGATAGATTATTAGAAGATGGTTTTAAAAAGGGGTTTAAGGGTAATTGGGGTGCCGATGTTAACACTAAAAGATTAGGATTAGTTCAAGATTTAAATCGTTTATCTTGGTTTACATATATTTCTCATTTACGTAAAATTAATTTACCTTTAGACCCAACTGCTAAAATTGTTGGACCACATTTATTACATAGCACTCAATGGGGAATAATTGATCCTGTAGATACCCCTGATGGCGCAAATATTGGTTTACATAAACATATATCTATAAGCACTGCTATTACAAATGGATTTTCTTCATATCCTATTATTAAATGGTTGAGAGCCAATACTCCATTAAAACTTTTGAATGAGTGTAAACCAAATATGCTAGCTTCATCAACTAAAGTTTTTGTCAATGGAAATTGGATTGGAATTGTAGACAATCCAGTTCATAGCACAAATATATTAAAGCTATTTAGAAGAAATGGTGTAATCCCTGTTTTTACAAGTATATCATTTAGTTATGAATCTAATATACTTTATATTTACACTGATAGTGGAAGATTGACTAGACCAATTTTTTATAGAGATATGAAAATAGAAGATTCTGGAAAAGTTATATATAGTAAACTTTCATATGATCATGGAACAATTAAAGATATATTGGATTCTAGAAAATATACATGGAATCAAGTTATTTCTGGATTTGAAAAGAAAAATGATACATTTTTTAATGTTCGTAATAATATTTTATATGATATAAACACATTATATCCTGGCTATAATTCATTAGAAAATTTATTA